TTAATCTCCCTTCATTGCTTTAAGTTTATGAATCCGTCTTTTTGCATCATTGATTTCATCAATGATCAATTTGTATTCCCGACGCTGAATCTTGCGCCGATCAAACAGTTGCATTCTTTGTTTTTGTAGATATGCCAAAATGCGTTCAATACCAGCAATGCGCTCATTCATTTCCAAATTATTCATACTTAAATCCTTTTTCTAATCAATTATAAAATTTCACTGTTTTTCCAAAGAAAATAACGATTGGCTATTTTGATTACCCCTTACCTTTATGAAAAATATAACAACGCAATGAGCCAAAACCTTTACCTGCTTTGTTCGTGTACTCATCATCGTTGTACTTAGAATTCACAACTTTATTGTGCTCAATGTATTTGTGCCTGCTGGTGTGTGGCAGCATCTTCTTGACTGTTTTAATGTCATCAAGCTGCTGGCGCATCTCCGCGGCCAATCCATAAAACTGATTTAAGTTGATGGCGATATACTCATCATTTCTGGAATGATTAACCGCAAAACCTTCATTATTGAGATACTCATAAACCTCCCAGAACTGTTCCAAAATCGGATGATCTTGCTTAAGCTCAATATCGCGTTCAACCGCAATTCTGCAAATGTACTCTTCAGTTGCACGCAAAGTGTGCTCATGAATGGGCATTAAAAACTTCAAAGCCTGCAACAATGAGAGCATCAAGCCATGCGTCAAGCCAATGCGCGTTGTCTGCACCTCTTCAAGTGCCATAATGCGTGCTCTGTTTTGCTCAAAGACTGAATGAACACACTTTAAGATGGCATCTTCATTTTTAAGTGCTTCGACCAAAAAGCCTGACAACTCATCCATTGGTATTTGCTCTAATCGACGGGCTTTAATGCGTGACTCAGAGGTGTGATTGCTCGTATCAAAATGCACATACACAAGGCGGGACAACAACGCAATTAAGTTATCGCGCGAACCTGCGGTAATGGCTCGCTCATTTTGGGATAAAATCAACGAACCTCTGAATTTAGGGCTGTTGGTGTTATTGCCATTATTCTTTTGGCCCGTTGTTCTCAAATAACCGCCATTGTATAAGGATTTGAGATCCTCTAAGTTAAAGCCTTCACACTCAATCATCACTGTTGGCAAGTTGGCCACTTGTGATAATGTTCTGAAATAACCCACTTTAGAACCATTATTGGGATTGACCCCTTCATAATCTCCCCCTCGCCCAGAGAGTTTCCACATAAATTGCAAAATGGTGGATTTACCAGCACCCGCCTCACCTGTGAGCTCCAAAAATGGAAAGCCTTTATAAACATCCCGCAATTGCTCTACAAATAATGAACCGAGCCAAAACGCTAAAACCGTCAATCCTTTTTGGCCAAAAACATCAATGAAATCTTGATGCCAGGTATTTTGATAATCCATGCTTGGATCAAATTCAGGCATTGAAAATGTTGTCTTAATGTTTTGGTTGCCTGGCAACTCAAAATACTCTTCCTTATTGAGCTTATAGACACGGCCATTTTTAACGGCAAACTCTGGGAAAATATACGCGCCCAACTCTTTGGCATATCCTAAAAATGGCACGGTACTGATGTCTTTGATGTCGCTCGTTTTCACACGATAGATTTGATCTAAATGCTTTGTTTCACCTGTGAATGTTGCACCGGATACTGTATTCATCACACGTGCTTTAAATTCGCCCGCGCTGGACAATTGCTTAGGTGAAAAGGCATCCTTATTGCGCTTATTCTTCATGACCACTTCAAGAAAGTAGAATAACTCATTCGTATCCAACTCTTTTTGTGCGTACAGAATATTCGTAACGCAATTGGCGATCTCAGTGATGGTACAAGATGATTTAAAGGCTGTTTCCTCGTCCTCATCGTTTTTATTGATAGCTTCAAGCATCGCCTTCACATCCACTTTGACCCAATAAGTATTGAAATTGAACTCAAGGAAAAACTGCTGCTTTTCATAGCGCTGATACATCAAATATGCTTTACGCATCGGTGATCTTGCGGACAACACTGCGCCATGATGAAGATAGGTTTCAATATCTTCATCATCTAATTGCTCTTTGATGTGCTTATCGTTCCAATCATCACCATCATTGGTAATGGCCAAACGGATGTCAGAAAAGAATCCTATTTTTTCACATAGCTTTAACCACTTAATGGCGGACTGTTTGCCCTTCTCATCTGAATCTAAGGCAATCACAATATTTAAGCGCGGATTCTTTTGGTAGATCTGCGTTAAAGTGTGTTCAGGAAAGTTATTGGCACTCATGGCACTGATGGCATGAATATTGTGATGTTTTAACGCAATGGCATCAAAGATCCCTTCGACCACCCATAATTCATTAATCTTGCTCACATCAAGATCATTAAAATGCCAAGCCAACCCTTTGTATGAATAGCCTTTTTTGAAGTGGGCTTTTTGCTCAAACTTTTCCAAGTTTTCAATCAAGCGCTCCCAATAACCATCCCCTGGCATTGGAAAACGCACCGTTGGTGTGGAAACTTTTGTGCTATAATCAAAAAACGTTTCTTGCGTGAATTGGTCACACAATGTGGTGTTAAAGCCCCTTGCTTCCCTCAAGTATGCTTTAGCAATTGCGCGGCCATCTTCTGCCATTTCATGGGCATAGCGTTTAGAAAAGTTTTCAAAGATGTCTGGATAACGATCACGTGCGGAGATCTCATAACCGCACGTGGTACTATCACATTGGATCTTCCACGGATTATCACCAAATATCCATAATTTCTTTTTCTGACAGCTTGGACAAATGCCATTTTTATAGCGTTTGCCATTGCCTTGAGGCTTTGCCCCTGTTTCTGCGATGAAGCGGCGCACCACTTCATCTCTCTGACTGCGTTCCATTTTCATTACATTTCACTCGTCATATAATTCACAAACTGTGTGTAGCCACATCCGCGGTTCACCTCTTTGCCTTGCTTGAACACAACAAAAGAAGGTGCAACCTTGATATTGAAGCGGTGCATCATATTCTTCCCGACACTGTTTGGGCTGATGTCTATATTGACGCATGCAATGTGTAAATGACGTTTGCTGAACTCATCAAGCATGTGCAGCATTTTCTTAGAAGATGTGCAGTGGCTACGCGTGAATAAAATAATGGTGGGCTCGTTATCTGTGATGTTTTTGAGCGTTAAACCATTGGTAATATTGATCACATAACTAGTCATGATTCACCCCCTGATATGCGCCCTTCTTAATGGATTTCATCAATTCATGGATTGAGATGGCAGACTTCAACAAATGAATGGTGAATGCTTGATCCGCCACTTCATCCGCCGCTAAGTAATATTGATGGCGCACAGACTCAAGCACACTTAACAATGCAGAACTTGTCATTTGTGATGCTTGTTGGGCGAACTTCTGTACATCATTTGAATGGTTGATAAACATGGATGTTAAAGCTATACCGCGTACTGCTTTCGCTACGCGTTTAAAATCCAAGTGTGCTGCCTCTAAACATTGAGATACATTTTTAATGGGTAAAAAAGTGCCCTGACTAACTAAAGCCATAATTTTTTCTCCTTAAATTTTAATTAATTAGATTTCGTTTTAATGATCCAGCGATCAACCGTTTCATAGGTCACAAACGTGGATGAGCAATGCAGATTTGTACACTGATAATACTTCTCCCTCGTTTGTGTCGTGATCACTTTAGTGGTGACAATCTTGGCTCTGCTGCCACACTGTGGACATTTATACGAATTAGCGGTTCCTGATCTATTCACATACTCTCCAAATGTGTTATTTGCAGCTGTACTCTTCAATTGCTTTTTTTAATAACGCATGAGCCACAGTCGCAACTGGACGCTTCTCTCTATTTGCAATGTTTCTGAGCTGATTTAACTCAGATTTCGTGATCGATACACGAACTTGCTCACTCCTTTGCTCGCTTGTAAAAAGCTTATTTTTCATTGATAATACTCCAAGTGACTTAACGAATGACTATATTAACGTCTTACCAAATGACTACCAGATGGATAATACTTGTCAAATGATTCAAAGTCAATATTAACATTAACGAATGTTACATTTATCTATTAAGGTGAACCAAATGACAACTGTCGGTGAACGACTCAAAGAAGTAAGAGATGCATTAAAACTGAGCCAAAAAGCCTTTGCTGAAATAGCAGGTGTTGGTGCGCACGCTCAAATGAATTATGAAAAAAATGAACGTAAACCTGATAGTAGTTATTTAGAGCGAATTGCCCAGGCTGGATGTGATATCCAATACATTATTACGGGCATACCATCTAATAGCTCACAGCCCAAAATTTATGACAACGCTGGTCATTTAGTTGATTTGGAAGAATTCTGTTTTGTGCCTCGTTATAAAGTGTTTGCGGCGGCAGGTCATGGATCGGCTATTAATGAAGAAACCTATGAATTCTCATTGGCATATCGTAAGTATTGGGTTAAAAAATATTTAGAGGTCAATCCCAAAGATTTGATTGCCATCACTGCCCGTGGTGACTCTATGATTGGCGTCATCAATGATAAGGATGTCATGCTCATTGATACTGCCAATAAACTCTTTAATGATGGGATTTATGTGCTCAGAATCGATGGTGATTTGATCGTTAAAAGCGTGCAAAAGCTACCCAATAAAATCATTGAAATTTCTAGCACTAACCCACTTTATAAACCGTTCACGATTGATATGAAGAACCCACCGAATGACTTTGACATCATCGGGTGCGTTGTGCATGTTGAGCCTGTGACATTGTTTAGAAATCGGCGTGTAAGGGATTAATATGGAAATCTTTTTGGCATTTGTGATTGTGGGGATTTTTCTTCTTATTTTAATGCGAAATAAAAAGCTTAAACGCAATCAAAAACAAAAAATCTCGCCAAAAAAAGGGAAAAAAGTATCTTTCTATTATCTAAATTTTCCCGATCATGATGAGGATTTAACAGAAGAGGAAGAAGATTTAGAAGAGGCCAAACGATATAAAACTATTACCCTGCATCAAGTAGATGAAAATTATATTTATGGATATTGTCATACCGCAAAAGCTGAAAGAACTTATGTGCGTGAGAAAATTGAATATTTTACAAATGGTCAAGAAATAGTTGATGCGATGTATGAGGCATATTTAGATGAATATGCCACTCATAATGATAATTTTATTTCTATTCGCTACAGCAATAAAAAAGGGGAACAAAAAAATCTAAACCTTATTATTACAAGTGAATATCCAATGTTTTTTAATGGCTATGTATTAGAAGATGGTTATGATAAATACATTTTGACCTTTTCTTATGAAAATGTTTTGAATGTTTTACGCGGAGAAAGGTTTAAAGAAAAATTGCAGCATTGGCAACCAATCGTTAAGCAGATAAAATCATTGACTCATGATATAAAACGAACAGGCATTAATATTATCGGCTTTTCAGAATCTGAATCACTTGAATTGGAAGAGCTTGCTAAAGCATATCGATTAAAAGTACTAAAAACACAAACCAAGACATTATTTGCTATTGTTACTAATGGTGCATTACCTGAAACACAAATAGAACGAGCCACAGAGAATGGCACATTGATTATGAATAAAGAACAGTTCATTACTTTATTATATACGGGTGATATATCCTATGTATCGAAGGCACAACCATGATAAATATAATATCTAATATAATTTATGGTGTGATTTCTGGCTTAATTTTAGTATTTATTACCAGTATTACAAATTATCTTAAAAAAACGTTAGAAGTAAGAAAAGCAAATAAAGAACTTATTACTATCATCAAAAAATTAATCCCAGAAAATTTTAATTTAAATCATGACATTATTTGCCAAATTGCTAGTGCTATTTCAATAGAATATAAAATTTCATATCAAAAATTATACTCAATAGACCAAATAAAAAGTCTTTTAATAAAAAATATATTAGATAGCGAGTTTATTTCTACTGAATTAAAGAGTCAGTATTGTCAAAAAATCTTTAATATTCTAACGCCTAATCCTGAAGAATCATCTCTAAATAACTCAGAGAACATTAATAAGCCTTCAACAGTTGGCAAACTTCTATTTTACATTACAATACTTATAGTAGGCATGGCATTATTATTAGCCATAATACTAGATTATTTCCACATTAAGATCCCATACTTTTCAGTACAGAATATTCTGATTGTATGGTTTTCATTTCTGATACTTAATATAATTTCACTTATAATTGAGATAATTAAAATAATGTGGTTAGTCATTACACAAAACAATTAATTATTTTCTATCAAAAACGGGTTTTGCCTCATAGTAAATTAGGAAGAAATATGTATTTTTGGATCGATGAAAGCGGTAATACTGGAAATGAATTGTTCGATAAAAACCAACCTCTTTTGTTCTATGGTGTTTTATCTTCAAATGATGACTTGAATATAACTTTACAAGATATGATTATTTCTATGCGTGAATTATTTCACGTAGATAGACTACATGCTAATGAGCTCGGTCCAGATAAACTTTCTCTTATTGTTGATCAACTAACTCAGATTAGAGCACAATATCAATTAAAATTTGACTTACATTATTTTAATAAAATTGATTATATTGTTATGTCTTTTTTTGACCAAGTATTTGACTCTGGTAATAATAAGTCTGTTCCACACTCTGCATATTGGACGCCACTTAGATATGTATTATTACTTAAAGTTGCGTATTTATTTGATGATGATTTATGTAAATTAGCCTGGGAGGCCAGATTAGAGAATAATATAGAAAAATCTAACGATATACTTATTAATGTATGTGAAATTTTAAAACAACGAATTCCCCTTATTACCGACAAGAGATCACAAGAGATTATCAATAATGCATTAACATGGGTTCAAGAAAATCCAAAAAAAATACAATACAATTATAAACCAACATTCACTTTGGCTGGCCGATATGACAAAAAAGGCCTACAAATCTCTCCTAATTTAATGGGATTTCAATCTGTACTTAATCAAATCGCAGAAACCGCACAAATAAATAACTCTGACATTACAAGCATCATAGTCGATAGACAAGAGCAATTTAACTCAGCACAAAAAGATCTAGCTAGTCTCTATGCAACAATGAAAGAAAGATATGTACCTATAGATTCATATATACCTTCGCCAAATTTTTCTATCTACCCAAGTACACCAATAACACCAACAGGATCAGAAACAAATATAGGCTTAGAAATTGTTGATGTATTTCTATGGATATACAAAAGATATTTCTTAACAGAACCCCTAACACCAGTATTAAAACAATTTGTTGAAGAAGAATTAATAGAAACTAAAGTTCACCCATTAGATCTTAAAAGTATTAATGAACGAACAGAAAAGTTTTTAGAAAGGCTAATGGATGATAAAAACCCTAGAATAGAATATTAATCTTTAGATTCTTTTATTTCAGCCTCAACCTGAGTCGTCAAACCACTCTGATCAAGGTTATGAGTCACACGAGTAGCAATCCAATTTTGTGAATCAATCTCCGCCTTAAAGCCCAGTACTTTCACTGGGCTTTCTGCTATGAGCTCAGGGCGACCCATCGCCAGCGTAAACGAAAATGATGCAGCTGCACGTTGTACCCGCTTCAATTCATTCTCTGCCGCTGCCCTTGCCTCACCTTCCGTTTTGTAAATGCGGCGCAGCATCTTTGTGCGCTCATCATCGCCCACCAAAACCTCTTTACGCACGCCGTTCTTAGTGGTTGTGTATTTTGCTTTAATGCCTGTATAAGCATCACGATCATTCACAGAATAACTGTGATTATCCCCTTGATTACGGGTAATGATGATTGTGGGCAACTCTTGGCCGCTGGCTGTTTTGCTTTCCCCGCGTTTCAAAAATAGGATGGTACCCTTTTTCACTGTGGCCACAGCATCAAACTCTTCAGCCAAACGCGTTAAAAAGTTGGCATCACTCTCATTGCGTTGCTGACGATCCTGCACTTTAATGTTGGCCAATTCCTCAGCCACACGGGATTCTAATTTGTGCTCCCCTGCAATCGCTTCCACAATCTCTTTGATGGTCTTTTGATGATATGCCTTGTTCTTCTGCTCCAAAAGCTTCTTTCTAAAGTCCGCAGAATTGGCGGAAATTGTGATCACATCAGGTGCGCCTGTATGTGAAACTGCATCCACCACAAAATCCCCACGATCAATCAATGCACCAAAGCCAATCTTCACATTGATCTTAACGCCACGCTTTGGCAACGCCATAAGACCATCGCTATCATCAATCACAAGCGTTAATGTGTCAGCATCAAAGCCACGATTATCAACCAAATTGAGGGACAATAAGCGCGAATTAATGCGACTGGTAATGTTCTTTCCATCAACAGTAATGGCATATTGTGGTGTTTTGGTATCAAAAAGCATAGTAGTTCCTTATCATAATAAAGTTTTTAATATATAAATTAGGGCAAACAATGAAAAAGTTATTCAATCAATTAAGAAATTGGCAATATTGTCTAAAATTTTTAATTCACACTGTGATTTCTGCAATTATCGCTGTATGTATCTTTTTCTTACTATTAGGTTATTTTTCACCAGAAATAATAGGTAACGTAAATAATACTCTTGCAAAAAATAAAGATGCTTACATCGCCATAGGTGCTACTTGTGCAGTTCTTAGTACTCTATTTGGTGTATTTATCACTGTTGGTTATAGAATCAAAGTTGAAGTTTTATCTAAAAACCGTCAGGATTGGATTAATGACTTACGTAAAAATATGGCAGAATATTTGAAACTGGTATACAACATGAAATCATATAATTATGACCACCAAGGCAATATAGTATTTACACCTCATTTAGTTACAGAAGAAAATCACAATAGATTATTGTATATAACATCCTATGTAACACTGCTGTTATCACCACAAGCAAAAAACACACAAAATGATAGATCATTAAAGTTAGTTAAACTATTAGAAGACGCAAATCTTTTCCTTTTTTATCCTATGGAACACGATCTAAAATCATTTTATGAAAAAATATCTGAATATTGGGAAAATGATTTTTTATTGCCAGCTTCATATGATAAGAAGAAATTTAAAGAGCTCACACCAAAAGAGCAAGAAGAAATATATTTAAAAACAAAGGGATATATTTTAAAATTCATCAGCATTATGACTCAAGAAATACTCAAAACTGAATGGGAAAGAGTTAAAAATGGTGAATAAATACATCATAATAACGATCCAATCTGACTTGTCAGCACACCCAATGCACCTAATAGATCATCCCCTTCCCGTTTGAACTCAAGGGTAAAATCCACAATATGTGGTGCGCCTGTGTGCTCAAACTGACGGGCAATTTCATCGGCATTCATACAAATATAATTGCCATGAATTCTGCCCGTTCTTTCAATCAAAGGAAATGCCTGCCCGCTGCTTGCCTGTAACCGCAAAATTTCCAACACATTGCGCCCGCCTGTCAGCATGGGTAAAAGTTTGCCCGACAACACCACCATTTCATCACCAGGACCCAAAAATTGATGGGCATCACGCGTGCCCACTCGTGAATTACTTGCATATTTATAGCCCGTTTTCTTTGTAAACTGCTCATATGGCAATGACTCCAAAGCAAAGGGGAAAAATCCCCAAACCATTTGAACTTTCATTACGTCACATCTCCTAAAAATGCACTGTTTTTATTGGTAACGCTAGCAATGCCACGCTTAACCGATTCAGCAATGGCGGATGCATCACCGCTTGGCGCTGTAATGTTAATCTTAAATGTGTTAGTTTGTGTGCGATTGCCAGTCCCATTGATGCGGTTTTGCAATATGCGTTGATAGTCTTCTTGACGAGCTGCATCATTTAAAGGCGCATTGCCGCCAATTGCTTTCAATTGCACTTCTGAACTTAAAGTCCCAAATTCGCCATAGGTCAAACCTGTTTTATTTTCAATGTCTAATTTGTCATACATAGCCGTGTCTTTTTTCCCGACAATGGCATAATAAGCATCAAAAAACGGCTGCAATATTTTCATGACTCTATCAATGGCTGGTTGTGCCCACTTGACCATGTCATCCCAAAATTCCGCCACAGAGGACTTTAATACCGCAAACGAGGAATCCCAATCCCTAAAGGCATTCACGACAAAAGCGACCCCTGCGCCCATGAATTCCCCAAGCTTTCTAAATGCAGTGCCAATTCCCAAAATAGTATTAGCGCCAATATCAAAGACAAATTGTAACTTAGAGCCAATGATGGGAATTCTGCCAATCCAACTCCCTAACCAGTCATATACATTCCGCAGATCTTTCCCTATTTGAAAAACACCATCTGTGAAAAACCAAACTAAGCTGTCCCAATTTTTATACACGCCATACATGACCAAACCAATGCCAGCAATGGCGGCCACAATGGGATTACCAAGCACAGCAAACTGAAATGCACCCCATGCCAATTTAGCCAAACCTAATGAGGCTGTAATGCCCATCACACCTGCCGCGATGTAGCTCAAATTACTAATAATCTCAGGATTACTTTTGGCAAAATCCCCAATATTAACCATGATTTTAGTGAGCCATTTAAACGTATTACGCAGCCCTTTATTGTTCACCTCAAAGATAGAAATCTTAAAATCCGTCCACGCCGAATTTAATTGCTGCATATCGCCTGATAAGTTATCCGCCATGACTTTGGCCAATTGCTTACTTTCACCATGATTGTTCTTCAGCTCATCAATGATGCGATTTAAATCTTCTAAGTTACCCTTCTCAATCAATGCAGAAAAAGCCGCAGCAGCTTCCTCACCTGCAATACTTTTTAAAATCCCCATGCGTTGTGCATTACCCATTTTGGCTGTTTTCTGTAACACTTCTCTTAATAGATCAACTGGTGTTCTAAGGTTGCCCTTTTTATCATTCGTTTTAATACCAAGTTTAGCCAACTCTTTCTTTGCCATGCTCGGTCCTGCTGCTAAACGACTGAAGATCGCACGCATGGCTGTACCTGATTGACTGCCTTGAATACCAATGTTCCCCAACACACCAGCAATGGCAGAGGTTTCCTCTAAGCTCACGCCCAATCCTTTGGCAATCGGTCCCACATATTTCATGGTTTCACCAAGCATCTCAAGATCGGTATTTGTGCGTGTAAATGTCCCCACTAAAATGTCACCCACACGATCCATTTCATCAGCGGATAAACCAAAAGCAGATAGGATATTTGATCCAATGTCCGCCGCCCTTGAGATGTCCACATCACCAGCTTTAGCCAAATCCAATGTACCTGCCATTGATTTGATGATCTCTTCAGGTTTAAAGCCTGCCATCGCATAAAATGCTTGGCCTTGAGCAACTTGTGTAGGATCCGCCCAAGTTGAAGCCCCCAATTCTTTGGCATTTGCCCGCAATGCGGCCAACATCGGATCATCTTTTTGTAAACGTGTTAAAGCCTGAACTCTACCCATTGTCGTGTCAAAGTTCATGCCATCATCCATAAAACGCGATACGCCATAACCCATTGCCGTGGCAGCTGCAATGTGCATACCGCCTGCGCCCATCATTTGCTTACCTGCATTTCTATGTGCCTGCGTTTTATAAAGGTGCTTCAATCGCTCTTTTTGTCTGTCAATTAAACGATTGGTTCTATCAAGCTCTTGTTGGTCACGTTGCTGTGCTCTGCTCAAAGGTCCAACTTGTGGAATACGGTCATTAAGCTCTCGAATACGTTTTTTATAATCATTAATGTTCTGTTTGGTTTTCCCAATTGAGCCATCAATACCACGCATCACAGAGGTCACGTGGTCAAATGCCTGTAAAATCACTTCCATTTTTAACTCAGCCACCACGTGCCTCCTTTAGCTCTTCTTGGTATGTTTTGGCATCCTCATACCAACCATTTAATTCAGATATTTCCATGTTGCACATATCGCCATAAGTGATGAACGGGAACGACAGCCCGATCACCACCATTTTTGACTTTATGCCTCCATCTGTTCCTCTTCCTCCGCCCAATCGAGCGGATCCACCAAAAAAGCTGTGACCACTAATGCAAACTTACTGATGTCTTTAACGCTCATCTTTTTAATGACCGTCTGTGATAGACGTGGCTCCGTGATTTTGGGTAGCAACTCAATCAATGGATCTGTGTGGCCAAACTGCAATGCGTGCAATGACAATCCTTTGAGGGCAATCACATTCGGTTCACGCACCACAATTTCTGTATATTCAGTTTCGCCCACCATTACAGGCTTGCTTAATCTCACTGTTTTTTGTTCGCTCATTTTTATTGTCTCCCTAAGTGACGACGGCGCTCTGCCAATTGATCTTTACCATTGATGCGGCGAATCATGTTCATGGGATCTTCAAAGTAAATCTCTTTGCCATCGACGAAATACTGAACACGTGCAACCGCCAATGTCACATCATTTGTACTCAATTCATTGAGTGATAAATCACCTGCATCTGCTTCTTGAATTTGTCCCCAGAAATAGGCTTTAAATGCTCGTTCTATACAACTGTCCCCTTCCCCTAATGAACCCAAAATCATGATGGGCACACCATCCACAGAACAATTACTATTGACCAGCAAATCAAAATCCAAACCTTTGGTTGAAAAACTCATTTCCCAATCAGCGTCATAACCCACAGCCACTTTAAGTGGACGTGATAAGCCACCTGCATTTAACTCTTCTAATTTTGGTGAGTTCTTAGGCAACTTAATTTTTTCACATGTGCCGGCATAGTTGTTATCACCCACATACAAATCAAACGCACGTAAAATGCGTGGCAATACAATGCTCATGATTAACCTCCTACAGCATTTTTAATGAATTTATCGGATAAGCGCACGGTTAATCCTGGGGATTCAATCGGTGGCACTGCTGTCAATTCAAGTAACCAATCAGGACGACCACTCATCAATGCATCATCACCATTTAATTCAGGGTGTAGAATAATCTCACCACCTAAAATACGGCCTGCACGCTGCCAATCATATAAAATGGCATCACCGCGTTGTTTGAACTGATCCAAACGCGCAGGATTCATCGGTTGATCTTGTGTCATGTTTTTGAGTAAATTGGCCAAAGTTATGGCAGCCACCTGGCTTGAGCGTGCAAAGACTTCAAAATACATGGATGAATCAGGTCCAGCGGTGGTGCGGTTGCCCCAAGTGCGGTAGCCATCATCTAACACAAAGCAAGAAATACCCGCTTCATTCAGTGTGTTTGCACCTGTGCCATAGCCATTGATGCCGCTATATGTCACCTCTTTGGTCAAACCCGTCACACCTTTGAGCACCTTATTTGAAATGGAATAATGCCAGCCTTTTTCCTGATCTAAGCGTGCGCGTAAACCTGCCAATGCCGGCCCCGCATAATGCTCAACTTCTGCGGCCAATTGTGGATTAAACTTGATGATGTCACCATAAAAGAACATGCCATAGTTATTGGCAAACTTCTTACGGTATACCAAAGCATCTGCGATATTTTCACAATGGCTCATGCTCATATAAGCAAAACCATATTGACGTTCTGCATGCTCCACCAATGCTTTGGCCACAGCTTCAGATTTATCATAAAGTGGAATGGTAAAAATGCGCGGTGTCACACCCACTTGAGTGGGTGCTAATGCCAGCGCTTTGAGACCTGTTACGCTATCATCTTCATTCACCTTGCCAATAATATTGGCAATCGTTTCTTCGCTTTCGCCTTCTGCCACACGCACAACCACAACAGGCGCACGCACTTCTGTATCAATCGATTGCAATGTTTCTGACAACGTGCCTTTATTCCCTGCTTTGGCAATCGCTTTTTTAATATCTAAGACCAAAGCACAACGATTGAGCGGAAACACTTCAGGATCTGCATCTTCGGCGGTACACACAACGCCAATCGTATCTGTTGCCATAATGCGTGTTTCAATATATGCCTGATCATCAATGGTCAGACGCACACCATGTAAATATGCAGTGCTCATTATTTCTCTCCTTTTTTATTCTTGCCATCCGTCAAATAGCCTGCGTGAACCATCTTTTCAACTTGCTCTTTGGTGAGCTTCTTCACGTCAATCACATCACCTTTTCGATAGCGCACAGCGCCGATTTGGATTTGTCGTAAGACTTCCATGATTACTCCTTGAGTTTTTCAATTTCTGAATTAATCTCTTTGATTTTTTGAGCAACTGCTTTTGCTTCTTCTTTTTCATCTAACAAAAGATGCATGTTCATATCTGACTGAAGTGATGACTTCTCATCTAAAAGCTTTTGTAATATCAATTGTAATGCTTGAACTTTTTCTTTCTCTAGCAAATCATCATCAATCACCCAGCCTTCAGTAGTCCATATTCCACCTTTTGGCTTATGGTCTCTAAACTGAATAAATTGTTCATCAGTCATCTCAACTAAATTTTCAAAATCTTCATTGAATTTTTGAGCATCTTCGATTGATTCATATGCGTAAACTTCATTTGTGTTTTTATTTGTAAAATGTTTCATCGCAATTCACTCCATTTTTCAATTCCTGCTGACTTATCATTTGCTTTTTTTACCATGTATGTTGATTTAGACGGAATTACTAAAAAAGCACTCGAAGCTGATGCCCACTCGTGATACGTATCTTGCTGCCTAAAAATAAGAGTGCTATCAATATAAACTTCAAGCCCACTATCTCTCGATCTGCCCATTACCACACTTAAAAAAATGGGATACTGCTCATTGTTTGTATAATTTGTATTTAGTGATCTTTGTTTTGTCACATCTAGCCATTTTTTTGTAGCTCCTGAAATTTGAGACTTCACCCAGGCCTCAGTTGTTTTAGTATTAGCGACCTTTAAAGCATTAGCAGCTGCACCATTTGCTGTATTAGCTAAGTTATAAGCACTATCTGCTTTATTCTGTGCTATAACCGCTTTTTTATCCGCTGTTGCTGCCGCTGTATTTGCCGTGTTCGCTTTGTCGTTGGCTTGATTCGCGGCTGTTTGTGCATTGCTTGCAGCGCGATTAGCATCATTGACAACTTTAATTGTTGCAACTTGATCTGTGCGATCACTCAGTGTTGATGTAGTGCTTAATGTTGCTGAATTACCTAATCCTAGATTATTTCTAGCTGTTGTTACGTTCGTGAGATCACTCAAATTTTTAGACTTTTCAAGTCGAGTGTTTGCGTTACTGTTTGCTGTATTCCCTAAGCTATAAGCACTATCAGCTCTACTTTGTGCCGTGTTCGCTTTATCATTGGCTTGATTCGCAGCTGTTTGGGCAGCTTTTGCAAGTTTATTGACTTCATTCACAATGCGCTGACTGGCACCTGCTGTGCGTGAATCACCTAAGGCATCCAAAATTTGTGGGATGGCTTTTTGATCAACTTTGGCAACTTCTGCCAATGCATGCATCACCGAACAAGCCAAATCAAAAATGGCATTGTTGTCATTTTCTTTCATGCCATCGGCATCCGGCTGACCGCCCATCACATCATCATTTTCACTGACAATGCGAATCTTTTTGAGCCGATCTTCAGCTTTAATATTCTTTAAAATTTCAGGCATTTATCTCACTCCATATCTATAAGTACCGTTGTGCTTAAATGTTTTGTCATGCTTCATCGGGCGTGCATATTGCACATCTAACAATTCACATCGTGCTGGTGCCGTCGCATTTAAAATGCTTTTGGCCATTTCCATTTGGTCAGTTGTCAGCGGTGATTTAAAAGCCACGATGTATTGCGCCCATGTCATTTTTGTTTGCTTGGCATATCGAATGCGGCCATTGTGTTTAAACAAACCATCGTGTTGTTGGCGCTTGCCTCTACGAATGAATTCAATTTCACCAAAGCCCACAGAGCGCATTGCTCTACGCATGGATGCCACAGTGCCTGCCCGCAAACTAACGGCAGGCGCCTCTCTAATCACTTTGCGTTTACGATTTTCTGGCCATGATTCATCCCAATCTTCAATGCTTCTTGACCATGCTAACCATCCCAATAATTCAGTTGGACAATCCTCTGCACTATTGAGTGCAGCATAGCTAAAATCATGCATTGATAAAGCACACACATCCGCTAAATCACGTTCTAATTGCGTACTAGATGTGGGCAATAATTCATGTGGACGCATAGAAACCACCATCATTCATTTTGATCCCTGTTAATCGGATCACCTGATTCGCTTTCGCGATCACATCCGCTTTCGGTGCAATGATCTTAATGTTCTGCACACCTGGTGCACGTGCCATATCATGAATGGCATTGAGTGTCAGCGCTTCACCAAGCTTCCCCACATCCTTTTTCAAGGCTTCAAAGCGTTGTTGTACAGAGTGATCCACAAGTGATTTCACCTGACCTTTGTAATACGTCACAGTGATTTCAATGGCTTGATCAATAAACTCTGCTTTCTTGACATACACAGAATCACACAGTGGCACCACCTCTTCAGATTCAAGATAGTTTTCAATCTTCTTTAGCAATGCTTCATCAGCCACACCCTTTTGATCATGGGTCACAATGGTTAATGTCACATCACCCGCTTTGGGTGTATGTGCATGCACACCCACTTCTTTCACTCTGCCATCCACAGAACGGGCCAATAATTCATAAGCGCGAGCAGGTCCTGCCACAGACCATTTTTTGGGCGCATTTTGTGCGCGATAACGTAAATCCTCATCCGCTTCCCAAATGGTCGGGATGGGCGGATTGGCATTTGGATCACCTGCCTGAATGATTAAACGCTCTGTTACTGTATTGGCTGCAATATTATCCAGATTATTTTGTGTGGCATATGCCAGCATGGTTTGCTTGAGCTTCTCATTAATTTCGTTTTTCAATAAAACAGTTTGATAGGCTGAAAGTTCCAATAACTTTTTAATGGGGTCACTCTCAAGCACTAACGTTGCATAATCAGGACTCAATACACGAAATTGATCTTCTAAGTTCGATAACTCTTTTTCATAATCAATCTCATAAAAGACCTCTGGCGTTGGCAATGTTTCTAAATTAATCATGCAGATGCTCCTTTGACAAAATCATTGAGCGCGTCAGGATTACGCAATAAACGTTGGTTCATATAAAACTGCTCACCGCTTTCTTTAATGGTTGCTGCGATCTCTAAATCCACCAACCCTGCATTAGAGACAGGTGTAAAATTCACAAATGTTGCTGTAATGCGTGGCTCCCAAATGGATAAAGCAATCACAGTTGCACTCATCAGTTGCATCATGTTTTCATCATTTGCAGGACGGTCAATTAACTCAGGCAATAGAGAGCCATACTCTCTACGCATCACGCGTGAACCAATGCGCGTCGTGATGATGTCAATGATGGATTGCTGAATGTGTTGGTTCATTGGGATTTCATGCCCCGTGATTCGACTCATCACGCAACACCTCCTGTTTGATCGCCACCAGCTTGCACACCGCTGTGATGATGCTGGCTATATTTCGTGCCATTGATGGTTGGATCAACTTTAAAATCAATCGGAATGTTCACAGTGCCCGCTTTGCCAGAACCACTCATTGCAAAGCCACCTTCTAAATTCGTAAAACCTTTCACCGTGAGAGATTTTTCAATGGTGGTGTCACCATCTAACATAATCATGGGTGCATGTACCTCTGCGGCTTGTGTATTGACAATCACATTTGCAGAGCTGTTTAAAGTTAATGTGCCACTTTCTGCGCTGTGGTGAATTTCATCACCATTCTCAAAATGGATCTTAAAGTCAGCTTCAGACAAATAAGGATAGTTACTTTCATCAAAATAATTGGGATGAAAACGGCACACATCATCTTCACCACCTTCCATCATCACAGTGCCAGAGACGCCGATTTTTGGCGCACACCAAATCCATGTCCCGCCAATGAATGGCATCGCACATGGCATCCAATCACTATAAACACCCTGGTCAATTTCAACACGCACCAAACCTGGTGCAGTCGTTAAATCAACAGCAACGATCTTGCCCACAGGGTTCATGTTTTGAAGTTTTCTATGAATGTCTGACGGTAACATCTCAAAATCCTAAATGTTGTTTAACAGCACTTTCCAATGCTTTTTGATCATCGTTTGTGATGCCAAACAGCTCACGCACTGGATATTTATATTTCAATCGTTTTTTACGATTCACAATTGAAGACTCACCAAAGTGGTGAACGCCTGCAATATAGCCATCTAAGGCATTTTTATATCGCACATTGACACCTTGGTCAGTGGCGGTGATTTTCAATCTACGCAATTGAGAAAGACGCTTAAACATTTTGCCTTTCTTCATTGAGTATTTTTGTGGCTTACGTGGGACAAATGCAGCACCATCGGGATCAATGTTCTTTTTAATTCTCTGCCCTGCACTTCGACGCACCACCATCCCCAAACTTTTGGCCAACTGCTTTCGCTCAACGGGTGACAATGCTTTGATTAAATCTTGTAAAGCCCCTAAATCAGCATGCATTGGTGACAAGCTCCCCATCAATTTCTTTGACCGATACGTTCTCAACTAATTGCAATTCAATCGCAATGAATGCATCTGTTTCACGTTCTAATGCCGTTTCAAAACTCATAAACTGATCACCGCCTGTTCTGCTTTCGTTTTCACTCATCCATTTGCCAACGGCTGCGAACAATAGCAATGCATCGCCTGCAAAATCATTAATGTAAATATTGGCGCGATAACTCAAACGATAATCCAAAGCTTTGGCATTGCTTTTGGTCATCTTGCCTTCATCTGTGAACACATCAAATTTTGATTTATCCACATACTGTTCAAGCATTTGGGTCAGTGATGTGAGCTTTCTCATCGTTTTTCGAGCTCCTTAATCTGGTTCTCATGTTTCTTTAAAAGCTGGTCATGGTTGTTCAAAATCATTTTTGATTCAGAGAGTTCCTTATCAAAGGCACTCATCTTGCTCATAAATGCATCGGCACGGTTTTCCAACTTTGTGACCTTCAGATCAGTCAATTCAGTGGTAATACTGAACTTCTCAATCTTTAAATTCATTTCATTTTGCACATTGGCAAACTTGTCCAATCTGTTGTTATTCGCCGAAAAATACCAAGTGGCAATGGCAATACCGATGCCAAAAAAAGTGCTTAGGATTGCCAGCAGTGATTTATTCACTTCCCGAATTGTTACTGTTTGATGACTCTCAACTGCCATTGCTTCCGCCTTCTTTGCAAAAATATGTATATAAATCCATGTACTTTTCTAATTGTTCTTGTGTACCGCTGGTGTCTAATTCATGACCATAAATGGGATCAAAGCTGAGACACCAGCTGTCATTTCTCACTTCGTAAATAACCTTTGGTGCGCATGCGCTCAATACGATCAGCATCAGACAACTGAGCATGACGCGCTTTAATGTTGTTCGCTTTTTTAACGTTATGAATGATTTCATGCGCAATGCTTCCCTCTTTGATTGCCTCATCTCGCTGCTTTTTTAACTGTGCGATGCGCCACATCATAAGTTTGATCAGCAACGCAGCCACACCCAACGCACCTAGCCCCCACACAAAACTATTCATGATCATCCTTTTTTAAGGCATCGCGTTTTTGAAACGTGGTCACAATGCCTTTGGACACTTTCAAACCTGCAAATGCCAAACAATAGATCCAGTAAATTTCACCCAATGCATTTGGATCACGTACCGCAATCACAAGTAAAACAATGGTGGCAACCACAAACGCGCCTAAACTCATGACTTTTGTATCATCAATCTTTTCCATGTCTGCCCTCTAAAACTGTGGATATTGTGGAGAGAGAGGTAATTCAAAATGTGGACCATCAGCAAATGCGCGTTGGTTATTTCTCATGCGTTTATCAACATAAGATTGTTGTGCTTGTTTTGTGGTCATGCTACGGGTCTCAGATAACAACGCATCCCATACACCACCCCAACGAATGGGAATATTTAATTCAATTGATGCCTGGCGTACTGCTTCAGCAATTTTGTAGCAACCATTCCAATCCCATGCCAACTTACCATTGATCAATGGCACCAAATCAACGGCGTGAGCATAACCATCTTTACCAATCAAATGGCGTGAGTTATGTAGTGTTGTGGATGTGCCTTTTTGATAATTAAGCTTTTGTTGAGCGGCTGTACGTACACCCTCAAACACTTGAAAATCTTGTTGAGTCAATTGAATGGCTCGTTCAACAATGGCCACTAAATGTGGATGCACCCCCACTAAATTTGCACGTGATTTTTGTCCTAACTTAAACATCATCAATCCCATAAATTTATTGTTTGTTTGACTGGCGCTTTATACTCAGGCAAATAGATCACCGTGCGCGCAGGTAAAATGGCTGACAACATTGCCAAATGTCTGTTCTCTTTCATCATGATCACTTGATCAAATTGAGAAGTTGGTACACTGGCCGCATATAAAGCCGCATCTATGGTTTGCTGGCCATTGGCAATGATCTTTCTCATACCAACACCGCAAACACATCAGGTTCATCATAAAAAGTACGTACAGCATTCCACCGGTCACGGCGCAATTCATCAACTTCGGTCATGATGAGGTTGGCGCGGTCTTCACCTGATTTACGCGTCAAATCCATGTCCCGAAAATCTTCTAAAAGTTTGGCCTTACCTTCACTGAACACTGCACGTTCAAAGTTAAATACATAACGGCTTTTACCCGCCAATTCATCACAGGGGACTGCTTCAAGTGTCAAATACTCAGCATGCTTTGCTCTGAAGACGCGTAATTCAGAAATGACCAAATCAAGGGCGGACAACAATGCCATTTCCACTTGTTCATTTTTAACAGAGTCTAAAATACGCATTGCAACACGAAACTTTTGACCATCGAGCTCAGGCCAAAATCCAGAGCGTGAGATCATCAATTCACTGTTTTTACTATTCTGACCAATAAAGCTCATCTCATTCCTCCAATGACGGGGCTGTATGCTGGTACTTCGCGTGTCATATCAATGATCAGCTTCCCAACATAAGCCCCCGCGTGGTGACGCTCGTTATTCAACTTTGTCGGTTGATGTCTCTTCTTGCTTGTTTAAAGCAGCTTCAAGCTTATTTGCGCGTGTTTTAATTCCAACATCGGGATCTAATTCAAGCGCACGCTTCCAAACTGCCAAAGCAAACTGTGGATTACTTTCTTCTGATAACTCACCAATGGCACGATTTAACTTCGCACGAATGGCATCCAACATATCCTCATCCATCATCAGATCATTCAAAGCCAATAAATGTTCTAGCGTTGTATCTGGCTTTTGATTCAATGCCCGATTTGTGATCTGTTCCGTGATGGCACCTGCCTTATTGGTCTTAAAGATCGGTGGCAAATCATAATTGTTTGTCATCAAATACGTTGCAATGCGCAGTGCAAAATCAATGTCTCCCGCATCAACTGCCCAAATGAACATTTCAGAGGTGATCTTATCTTCAGGTGCATTTTGATTATCTAAAATGCCTTCCACCCAATGGCGATAATCCTCAAGATGTTCAACTTTAAAGCGCTCTTTCTCTTCATAGCTCAAAATGCTGCGTAAGCTAGATAAGTCATGCTTTAAGCGCACCAATAAATTCTGCTGTTCAGGATCCATCTCATTTGGAATGGCTGTGTTGCCTTGCAACTCTGCAAGCTTGCGTTCTTTTTCTCGTTTGAAATAAAACACAGATCCCCCCTTATTTATCTTCTAAGGTGATTTTTTCAACAAGCACCGCTTGCTCATAGTTATGCAATGCATAAAATTCATTTTGCGTGTTGTAATTCTCATAACGATCACGCTTTGAATTCATCTCATAAGATGAACGCACAGAGCCTTTTTGAATGCGAATGGCTAAATTTTTAGGACGCGTCACTAAAAGGGTGCCGTCAGGGAAAAAGTCTGGTGCTTTGGCAATCAAACCATTGATGACATAATAGGCTTCTTGTGTGATTTTCTGTGCCGTTTCAGTGTTGGTTGATTTCTCTAATAACTTCATTTGGCGACCCACCAATAAATCACTAGACACATAAACTTTAAGGTCTTTTTGATATTGTTTAGGGATTAAGCTCAATGCTTGAACCACCAATTGATCCAAGTTTTCAATCAATTGACCTTTGCCCACTTTAATGGCTTCACCATTTAACTCAGTGATGGCATGTTCTGGTTTATGTGTGCGAATGCGTTGCAGCCAACCAATGTTCACATCCTGCCCCAATGGATAGGTTTTTTTATCGGTGTTCTCTGCAACTTTTTCACCATTCCAACCAATGCGCTCCATGTCTTCACGTTTACTTTCTAAACGTCGATCTTGTAAACGCTTTTGGAACATCTCTTTGGTGCGTGCAAAGGAGTTCAATTCTGCAAAGGTAAAATGCGTGTCATGATCTGTTTTGACAGCGGTATACACAATGCCTGATGGTTTACCTAAACCACTTGTTTCACGCTCTTTATCGTCAGTATTTGTGCGCCCTGACACCAACTGTGAAGGACCAAAGCCTAGATCATTGACAATCATATCTGTACAAAGATCAATGTCCACTTCACTTAAAATGCCCTCTGAAGCCACCTTTTCCACCCACACATATTCAGTTTGCGGGTTAATGGTAAACTTCTGACCCTTTTCAATGGCTTTAACATCCACGCCATGCAATTCCGCTTGACGTGATGTGTAATTGGTTAAACACTCTAATGTGTTTTGTAATAAAACTTCGCTCATAACTCTTCCTTAGACATCTGCTAAATATTCATTGGCACCATTGCCCGCGACAAATTCCTGTTTTGCACTGGGTTCTGGCGTGTTTTTTAATGATTCAAACTCTGTTTTAAGTTCAGTAAATGAGTCTGAAAGCGCTTTATTTTGCTGTTTGAGCTCTGTAATCACGTCATCTTGCTTGGATGCAAATAGGGTTAAAGCACGTTCTAATGACTCAAGTGAGAAGTTTGACTCTGCTAATTTTGGGGCGGGTTTTGGTGGTTCATTTTGTTCACGTTGTGCCGCAAACAGACCCGCAAATAAGCTTTTAAATAAACCTTTTTCATTGGCATCCACATCGTCATCTTCTACAAAATCAATGCCCGTAAATTCCAATGCAGTTGAAAAAATGTGCTCAGGCTTATGTCGCACTTGAATGTTAAATTGCAAAGCTTCAGTGCCAAGGCTGGCAGGTGAGTCGGTCACAGCCAAACCTGATAAATATGCTTGATTGGTTTTGGCAAAGTTTGGTGCAATTTCAATGGAAAAACCTTTCTTTTGATTTTTGGCATTCCACTCAACAAGCGCTGGCGTTACTTCCATCTCTGCATATAATGCACGCTGCGTGGTGCCATTGATTGCATAATCTTCTGCTTTTAATGCCAGAACATGACCATAATTGCCAAAAGTACTGTCAGGGTATGAGCTGCGGATGTGCTCCATCCAAATGTTTGCTTGATAAACCGCAGGATTATATGACGCAGCCATTTCATTGATTTGTTGTGGGGTGATTTCTCGCCCATCAATGGTGGGACCACTGACCGCAACCCGTGTCCATTTCGTTTTTTTATTCATGAATAGAATCCTAATCGTACAAAAGAGGATTCAATTTTTACGTTAATGGCAACAGAACGCACGTCATTACAGTTTGCCCTCAAGGGTTGCAAACTCAAACGAGATTATTTTTTACGCGTAACCATAGAGAATGAGCACATGAATAATGAATTGCTCATCACACCAGAAAACACCCAACCACGCGAACTTTCAAGGCTCTTTTATTTCGCGGGCTTTCGCGTATCTGAAATTTCCAAAATGATTGGCACGCCAGAGAGCACCATTTACGATTGGCGCAAAAATGATAAATGGGATGAGGCGGATTTTTTCACACGTTGCCAAGATGCTTTTCAGCTCAAATACATTCGTTTACTGATGAAGAACACCAAAACAGAAAATGAATTGCGTGAGTTTAAAGAGCTTGGCGTACAAATGAAAAACATCTATTCACCCAAACCACAACGCAAAAAACGCAGTGCGCAAATCAATAGCGATCAATTCGATTGGGAAAAATTCCAATCCCAAATCAATGAGGGATTAAAGGATCTCTTCCCCTTCCAAACGCAGATCATTCAAGACATTGAAAAATATAAAAACAGTAAAAAGAGTTCGGCTGAATTCATTTTTGGCAAAACTCGACAGGCTGGCTTTACCTATTTTCTATCTTATTATGCCCTGCGCCGTTTGGTGAATCTCAAACACAATCAAATTTACATTTCAGCTAGTAAAAATCAAGCATTCCAAGCCAAACGCTACATGTTGGCCTTTGTTAAAAATCTGACGGGCATTGAGTTATCAGGCGGGGATGCCATTAAATTTAAAGATGATCTGAACTTTTATTTTTTAGGTGCCAATCCATACACTGCCCAAGGTTATACAGGTGATGTGACCTGTGATGAATTCTTTTGGATGCCTCGCTTTGAAGAGTTGCAAACCGTTGTGACCGCATGTGCGACACATAAAAACTTTATCATTAATTATTTATCCACACCTTCTAGCAAAAAGCATCCTGCATATAAATTTTGGACGGCTGCTGAATACCACTCAAACAAAAAGAATAAACCCTTTAAGGTCGATCATGCCTCACTCAAAAATGGGCGGCTGTGTGAAGATGGTAAATTCCGTAAGATCATCACCATTCATGATGCGATTGCAGGCGGTTTTGATTTAGTGGATTTAGATAGTTTGCGTCTACGTTATACGCCAGATCAATTCTCAAAGCTGTTTGAGTTTGAATTCTTTGATGATATGGAAAGCGCATTTAATTTTAATGATTTAAGCGCATGTATGGTGGATTCATGGGAGAAATGGACAGACTTTGAACCTTTAACCAAACCCCATAAACCATTTGGCCGTAAAAAAGTAGCTGTGGGCTATGACCCTGCCCGCACCAATGATGGTGCTGCGTGTGTTGTGGTTGCCATTCCATCCAATAAAAATGAGCCGTATCGCATTTTAGAAAAGCACTTTTGGCAGGATGTCTCCTTTGACAATCAAGAGCGCTATCTCAAAGAAATCACAGATCGCTACAACGTCGTGCATTTGGGCATTGATACCAGAAACATGGGATTGGTGATCGCTGAACGCGTGGAAAACTTCTATCCAAACTTAACGCGTTACCAAAGCGATCTATCCTTAAAAACCTTATTTGTCCTACAAGCCAAAACCCTATTTCGTGAGCGCAAAATAGAATTTGATGCAGGTTGGCAGGATCTTTTATCCAGTTTTTTAAACATCAAAAATGCCATGACCAAATCACAGCAATATGCCACGTTCCAATCTGTGAGAGATGAAGAACATGGGCATGCGGATTTAAGTTGGGCAACGATGTACGCGCTGGGCTATGAACGATTCGATGGTACAACGGTCGATACTGAACATGAACATATTGTAGTTTTATAGAGAGAATGATTATGAATAATGATGTAGTGACATTTAACATTGGTGAACCTGAGATTTTTAGCCCACACGATTTCATTGATATGTTATCTTGCCAAACCATTGATGGTTACTATGCCCCGCCCGTTTCATACGACACATTAACCAAATTGCCTCGTTTGAATACCCATCATGAATCCGCTTTAGATTGTAAAAAAAACATCCTCAGTTCTATTTTTAAAGATACTCATTTTTTAGATTATGAATCGTGTGAAGCCTTCATTGCTGATTATCTGATTTTTGGCAATGCTTATCTTGAGCCTGTTAAATCATTGGTGGGCAATACAATTCGCTATCGCCATGTGATGGCCAAATATACCCGCGTTGGCACAGATGGTAATTATTACTTTCTCCAAAACTTTGGGGAGAAAATCAAAAAGAACAACCTGATTCACGTCAAAGCTTATGATGTGAATCAAAACGTGTATGGCATCCCGCCATATTTGAGCGCCATGCTCAATATTGCATTAAACCATGCCGGTACCCTATTCCGTTATAAATATTACAAAAATGGATCACATGCGGGATTTATACTCGCTATCAATGGACATGTGTCGGATAAGGGCATGAAGACCATTGAAGAGACGCTCAAAAAAACAAAGCAGTCAGGCAACTTTAATAATCTGCTCGTTCACTTACCAAAGGGGGATAAAGATTCTGTGCAGCTGATTCCCATTAGCCAGATCGCTGCCAAAGATGAGTTCGTCAATATCAAAGATGTGTCACGTGATGACATTGCCACCGTTCATCGTGTACCATTGGTGCTCATGAGTATTCAAGCATCAAATGCTGGTGGCTTTGGTAACCCTGCACCATTTGCGAAAGTCTTTTACAAAAATGAGCTGTATCCAATGATCCGAAAATTCTACTCAGTAAATCATCGACTTGGCCAAAAGATATTTGATTTTGACAAATACGACTTAGAAGAAAGCTAGGGGGTGTCTCTCAAAAGAGTAACATCAGTAACCTGATTTTGTAATATTTACCAAAATCATTGATATTGCTGCATTTCAAGAGATTTTAAAAATGTAACATTTTAGTATTTTTTAGTAACCTCAGATTACAAAAATATATATCTATTTGAATTTAAATGATTATTTTTAATAAAAATGTTACATCTTATTTGTAATATTGATTACAGAAAAGTTACTTAAATGTTACATTTTGGAATCTCTCAAAAGCTAGTGATTGCAATGTATTTGGAAGATTTATAAAAAAATGTTACTGAAATTACTACTTTTAAAACATACCCACAAGTTTTAAAAACTCTATATTTAAGGACGGAAAATTTAAAGAAAAAAGTAATATAAATATCCGAAATAAATCAGAATCCCAATTTGGTTGCTTATCATTGATGTGATCAAGCGCAATCCTTTGGCAATACTGCGCACCATAGTTCACTTCTACGCACCTATGCCATAATTTTGGCCGTAAAAAAACGCCTTTTTTGCATAAAGCGCGCCGTGGTGAGGAGCGGATTTCTGTGCGTCGTTTCTTAAAACAAACCTTATCCCACACCACCTTAAGTAATAATCATTGTTTAATTATATAAGCTTGAATTTTTTCAGGGCTTTCATATTGTTTTTTTCTGTATCACACATGTCTATAAAGTCACTCCACCAAATCAAAGCTTCTTTTCTGTGCTCTAAATACTGTGCACGATTATAAGCAGCGCGCACAGCATCACTATCTTTGTGTGATAAACACATTTCAACCACATCTCTATCAAATAAACATGTGCCATTTAATACTGTGGAAGCCAATGCCCTAAAACCATGTACTGTACTATCAATACCACAGCGATTAATTGCTGTATTTGGTGTGTCTTTATGAATATGTGTACTTAAATGATTATTTTGAAAAATATATTGAGATGATTTGAATTTCTTCATATCTTCAAGAATTTTCAATGATTGTTCGGTTAAATGAACGATATGAGCTCTTCTACTTTTCATTCTCTCAGCGGGTATTATCCAAACATTACCGTTAATTTCATCCCATGTAGCATATACAGCCTCGCTAATTCTGCACATAGTTCTTAATGTAAACTCGGTGCATTTTCGAACAATTAATGAACTTCTATCAGATGCAAAAAAGTCATTTAACATATATATTTTTGATGGATCTAGCGCCCTATGATTCTGTTTTTCACGTATGGTAAAAGCTGATGCAGTGACTGACGTAACAGGATTCATATCACATAATCCTCGTGCAATGGCGTAATCAAAGGTTAATTTAAGTGCTGATTTTGTTTTCTCTAATGTTTCTCCAGCACCACGCTTATCGATTGGTGCCAATGCTGCAACAATATCTTTAGGCCTAATTTTTGTGATATCTAAATTTTCAATTGTAGGAAAACAATCTTTTTTGACAGATGATAAGGCCCGATTTGCTGTTGATTCAACAACAAGCAATTTCCATTTATCAAACCACTCATAAAAAACCTGACCAAATGTCATGATATCTTTTTTAGAGATACTTTGATGATTCTCCAGATTCCCTTTAAGTTCATCACGTTTTTTTCTCGCAGCGGCTAAAGGGATGTGCTGCGCATCACCAATTGTGTAAGTTTTACGTTTTTTATTGAGATCATAATAATCTAACCGCCAAACTTTCTTACCTGTTGGATAAATTGTCAGTATTAACCCGCCACCATCATAAAGCTTGTAAGCTCTAGGCTTAGGCTGGGCTTCTTTAACTTGTTTGGAAGTAAGTGGAAGTATAATTTTCGCCATTTTGGAAGTAAAACCTTACAAATTTGGAAGTAGATACTCCAATCTTACTTCCATTTACTTCTATTTTAAACTAAATTTTTATATTCTTGGCTATTCTAGAAACTAAAAAAGCATAGTAGAACCCTGATTCTATCTATGCTTTACTATTATTGATTATTCTCTTCTATTATGAAAATGGCGCGCCCGAGAGGGATCGAACCTCTGGCCTTCAGTTTCGGAAACTGACACTCTATCCAACTGAGCTACGAGCGCAAAGCGTGGCTATTGTAGCGAAGTTTCTGCCATTTTCATAGATGTATTAATGGGCAGCAGAAAATTAGCGCTTCTTGCGCACCTCAATTTGTGTGCCATCATCAATGTGAATGTTCGGAATCTGTTTATACAATTGTAGTTGACCTGTGATGCACACATTTTTACCATTAAGCGACAGCAATGCATATACGCCGCCTGCAGCATCGACATTGCGCTGCCACACAACGCCATAAAAACTTTGGTTTGGATAAGGGACATCAAAATTGATGAACACCGCCTTATTCGTCACCGTCACTTGTTTGACTTCACCGCACACCGTTTGCGTTGCATGCATGTATTGATGCGCCTCGCGTGCCGTAATGTCCGCATAGGCAGCACTTAAAATCACCACCAATGCTGCGCCATACCCTAAAATCTTCATGCCATCCTCCTCAATGTTGGCTCATTCATCATTTTTTTGCCTAGCATATCACAAGAAAAATGCAGCTGTGCAATCGATATTACCTTGATATATAGCGTATAGTTCATCATTAAAATCGATGATTTAATCATTCACATAAATTGATTAATTAAAAATGAAATGATACGTTGAGCATCATCATTATTTAAGGCAAAGGTATGATTATGGCAACGAATCAACACCCCTTTCCTGTTATGGAAAATCCCGGCATTGCTTGCTTTTTAGCAATCATCGCGGGGATGATGAATGGCTTTACCTTCTATGAAGCGGGCGTATTTGGCACGGTGCAATCGGGCAATGTGATCATGATCGGGCACACATTGGCCACCGGCAACTGGGCGCATTTACGCATCGCTGCCATCACAGTATTGGCCTTTGGCTTGGGCTCAATGACCACCGTTTTCATTCAATATTTGGATTCAGTGCGACAAAAGATCAACTGGACATTTGTGATTTTACTGATAGAAGCGGCCATCCTTTGTCTATTGGCAACCGGCGTGCTGACGCCATATTTAAGCTTGGTTGGCATTTGCATCATCATCTCTTTTATCGCGGGGATGCAAGGCAATGGCTTTCATAAAATGCAAGGCATGCTCTATGGCAATATTGCCGTCACAATGGTGGCGCAATTGGCATTTAACCACTTCATGCGCTTTATTTGCGGCAATGGCGGCGCTTTTAAAACAGCGTGCCTCTTTTTTGCTGTGCTCTGTAGTTTTGCCCTTGGCGGGCTCTTTGGCACCTCATTGACGCACCACTTTCATGAGCATTCACTCTTTGTGCCGGCAGGATTGCTGATTTTATTGGCGCTCTATTTATATTTAAGTCCACGCAAAAAAGGCTACGCCATCGATCCCACATAA